ACGTACTCCACTCATTGATTAGATTGTAATCATTGATGATTAACTTGTCTGTTTCAATAATCTGTTTGATATTAGAACAACCCATCTTCTTTACTGCTTTAGTGGTTCTAACCCCTAGTTGTGCCTTACCTCCAGAGAAACCACCCCCTACAACCTGTCCTGCCCGTCCTCTCATGGACGCCATGATAAGATTCTCGTACTCTAGGTCAAACTGTAAAGCAGACGCAACTTGTTCACCAATATCGTTTACCTCTACCATAACATATGCTTGATTGTATGCTTTTGCAACATCATGTATAATATTAGGGAACAGCATAGGTTTGATTTCGTTGTCACGATATTTTGCACATATCCTATAGGGTACAGTAGAAACATCGAACACAATGAACGCTGAGTAGTCGTTATTCGTACCTCTGGATACGTCTGCTATCATAACATATGTATTCTGTGGTTTAGGTCTTTCATACATATCCAATCCAGCATTAGACTCGATTGGGTTTTGAAACGCCATAGTCTTAATCTTGGATGGGTGAATAAGTGTATTGGATGAACCTAAGAACTCACACTCAAATTCTCTTTGGAACTGTTCTTCTGAAGTGTTTGCGATTGTCTCTTCACGCCACTTATCATCTCTGCCTGGCACTTCACTCCAGTGTACGTCAATGATATTGTATGAGTTACGTTTGTTCTCTGCGTCTGTCCATAGTTTATAGAATAGGTTCATACCGTTAGGTGTAGACACAATAATCACCTTAGTAGACTTACCAGATGAAATTGTAGGATACACAGAACTGAAGAAGTCTGATGCTACGTTTGTTGGAACGAATGCAAATTCGTCTAGGAATATCATGTTGAATGAACCACCACGAACAGCACTAGAAGATGTAGAAGATGCAACAATCTTAGAACCGTTCTCTAGTTCTAGTGAACCTTTGTTCCAAGACATAACTCCCTGTTGTAACCACTTAGGTAGGTTCTCATATGCAAGTTGTAGTCTACCAAGAATGTCTCGTGCAGTCGATGCCTTGTTGGCAAGGATTGCAACATTCATACTTGGATTGAATAGAACGTAATGCAGAATATACGAAACCATAGTCGTGGACTTACCAGACTGTCTCGGCATTCTACATATAGTGAAACGATTGGAATGAATAGTTCCTACCATATCCTTTTGGAATGGGAACATTGTAAATGGTACAAGTCCTTCATCCAAAGATACAATACGAATGTAATTCTGAATGAAGTGCAATGGGTCTTCCATGCACTTCTGATATTCAAGAATTTGTTCCTTAGTCCACTCTACAGGAACATTAGATTTTTTTAGTAGTGGATTTCCAAGGTAGTGTTCATAATCTGACATAACTGAGAGTTATCTAGCCTCAGAATACTTGTGTTGGTCTTCAGCAATTGCCATAAACATATATGTTTGCCCAGCAGCATTTACTTCACCACCACTTGTTCTTAACTTAAATCCTGTAGTAGTAAAATCTAAAAAGTTACCAGCAGTTACTTCTGCAGCATTGCTGTTAGAGACAAGATACTTTTTGAGTTCATTATTAGGTTCTCTTTTATTATCTAAAAGATACCAACTACCAGTGTTTGTTATACATTTAATCAAAACAAAAGCAGGTTTGAACCCACACTCAACAAATGCTCCAGCGGTAGCACTAGATGTACCAATATAAGCGCCAATTTTACTGAACCCAGGCACAGAATGCCAGAAGTATCCAATGTAATTTACATTGTTAACATAATTATAAGTTCCTATAGTAAACAGATTAGCATTTGGAAAAGTATTATTAAACATTGAACCGTCAGCACCTTGAGCACCAGTTCCAGCAAGGTTTTGATAATAAGTACCATTTGCATGGTTTTTATGGTGAACCGACCATACACGAGCATCTCTACCCTTTAATATCATTAGTTCAGGTGTTTGACTTAGGCCATGAGGAAGAGTTTTGATAGCGCCAGTACCAGTCCAACCAACAATACTAAATCCTGCCTTTGTATTGACAGACATTTTTTTCGGATACAGTGTAGGAGAACCAGATGGTGTGTATGAAGATTGAAGTGAACCGTTTAGAGCCACACTATTTGCAGTCATGGCACCAGATGTATTTGCGTTGTTAGCAGTTGGAGTTCCACCAGCTTTCCAACCCCATGCAACATAAGTACCACCATTGTTAACAAACAAATCATTATTAGCTGTAGTAAAACCAGTTGCAGTAAAGACTGTGCCATTTGCTTCTGAACCTTCAGCGGTATTACCGTCTGAAGATAACCATGTATTAATATCTGAAACATCATCAATTAACCAGTTATTTTGAGCATTAGCTCCTCGTTTTTTGCCCCATACTAAATTAGGCTTAAACCCTAGAGTATGGTCTGCTGGAGAACCAGTACCAGTATAAAGCACAGTATTGAAGTAATCTTCTGGTCTATCATCTGAACTAGTATTCACTGTACTCTCTGGCAAGTTCTTAGAACAAAGCGCAAGGTGTCCAGAAGGCACTGCGTACTTAAAGTTTCCTATACCATTACCGTCAGCATTTGCTGCAGCAGTAGTATTTCCATCAAAAGTAGAATCTTGTCCAAAGTTGACAACATTATTTTCATTAACCACTCCTCTTGTATAAGGAAGATATTGTTTGTTAAAACCTAAAGTGGTCATACCTGTAACAGTTGATGTCAAAGTTCCATTTTTGAAGAATTTTACTGTACCATTGTCTAAGTCATAAGCGATACCAATAATATCTCCATTAGCATAACTTGCACCATCATTATTTTTAGAACCACCAGCGGTTGTAGATACTGTACCAGTATTTCTGTAAATTACAGCATCAGACCCATTTGCGTCAATATCTCTCTGACCACCAATACCAACTGTTGTATTTGAACCTGTTGCAGTCATGTAAACTTCATAGTACCACTTTCCAGAAGTGTTACTTATTGTTCCAAAACTATAAGTTTGGTTTCCACCAGCGTTAGCGTATGATGCTTTAAGATTACCCTTTGTAAATGTTGGAAGAGTTGAAGTAACATCTCGTCTTAGAATTAATGGATTATATGTGGCAAAGCTATTGGTTGGCGAGTCTGGAAAGATAGCTCTTGCATTGATACTGCCAGGTGTTAAATCATTATTGTTACCAGAAACATCGTTACCAATATCTGCACTATTAGCGAAATCTAATTTGAATCCATTATTACCATATGTTCCAGAATATGCCTTAGGCGTCCATACACCATAATATTCTTCAGCAAAAGCAGTTGGTGCAAGCGCCTGACCATCAATTAGATGAATATCTGCGATGTATCCATCTAAAGGTCTATTAACACTGGCATGTTTACCAATATAAAGGGCGTTACCATTCTTAGTCCAAGGCAGAACATCATTTTGCGATATATTGGCATATGAGCCAGGAAGGGCAGTTCCATTAACATAAACTACTACCTTGTTATTAGCTGGAGAAGCATCTGTTGTATCCCAAACTACTACTATATGCATCCATGCCGATGTATCTCTATGCACTGCTGTTCCAGTAAATGGCGTATCACTATATCTACCAATAGACATGACATCGTTATTATTAAATTTTATATCCATATGGCCAGAGTTATCTGAGCCTGTGCCAGAATGAAACCAATATTGAGCTTGGCCCGTGCCGTTGGTAAGGATACCTCTTTTTACCCAAGCAGACATTGTTCCTCGTGTACCATCAGTTGCATTAGTACCCCAAGTTTTTGTTAAACTGGAATTATCGGAATATACTAATCTCAAACTTTTATTAATTTGCGTTGCATAGATAGGACGAAGAACAATCAAATTAAATGCACGAGCGTTTGTTTGATTTTCATCATCAGTTGCAGTAACAGTAAAGTTGAAAGTCGTAGTTGATGTCAAGTTTACATTAGGAGTTCCAGTTAGTTGTCCATTTCCTGAACCCAAAGAAACACCAGTTGGTAATGCACCAGAAGTAACTGAATATGCAAGTGTTCCACCGTCTGGTTCTGCGGCAACAATAGTAATTGTTGACATTGCAACATCTTCTGAAACAGAACCTACGTTACCAGCGGCAGTAGAGAAAGCAGGCACACCATTATAGGAAATACCATTCGATAGTGTTGCTTGAAGTCCGTTTGTATTTGTTACTGTAACATAATAATCTCCAGCAGTCTTTGCCGGTGTTGTAAATGTAATAGAAGTTGAACTAGCAATAGAAACAGAAGTAGCAGAAGTTCCACCGATAGTCACCGTTGCGCCTGCCTTAAAGTTTACTCCAGTAAGAGTTATTGTCTCACTACCAGCAGGGTTTGCACCAGTTAGAGAACCAGCATATGCAAGACTACTAAGAATTGGAGGACTATCGATTGCCTGCCAAGAGTTAGTTGCAGTATTCCACTGTTCTAGTGTTCCTATTGTGGTATTAAATCTCATATAACCAGCAGCAGGACTGCCAGGACGTTCAGCGGTTGTACCATGAGGTACACGAATAAACTGGCCATCGAAATCTAAGTCGTGTGCAAGTTTAGGACTAGTAATACTGTCTGCACCAATTGCCGTTTGTTTAATTCTTGTTAATGGCATATCTATTTCCCTTTTAACATCTTTTGCAGTTCAGCAGTTGAACCAACAAATAATGCATTCGTTACATTCTTAGGTGCAGAGTTAGGAACTTCTTTGAGTTTCTTCATCTTACCCTGTAAGTCACCTAGTTTCTCTGTAACCTCTGCGACCTGTTTAATTAAATTCCCAGCAACTTCATAACTGCGTGGGTGTTCTGATTCTCTTGCGAGGTCTAGGATACCATCAATTGCATCCTGTCCTCTTTCAATCAGATTATAAAAGTTTTCTCTCTGATATTTATAATCATTATCTACGTCTTCTTCATTCATTTTTGTTTCAGGAACAAGTACAGGTTTAGGTGGAGATACATCTTTAGTTACATTCTCCACGATATCTGTTACACCTAAAACATTATCTATAATATCAGTTTGTGACATTTCATACCTATGGGGCAGTTGGCCATGTTACGTCATCAAGTGAATTTGCGTCATCTGTGATATCTCTAAGTGCTTGTCTGTAAGCAGTCTGTGCATCTGTCATAGTCAAGTCTGAACTTGCCCACCAATCAGTTGCAGCAATCAATCTGTCTCTTTCTGCTCTTAAAGCAGCAAGAGGTTCTGCCGCAGTTAGTTCTGACTGTTTAGTTTGTACTTGTGCCCAAGTAACACCCCAATCAGTAGAGTTGT